CCTGCGCCACTGCAAAGGCGGTTAGCGGGTCAATCATTTCTTGTTCCACATTTCAAACAGCGTTTTGATCTTCTCCTCTAACACTGCCACCCGCAAGTCGAGTTTTGCCAGGACGATTATCAAAGTGATGATCGCCAGCAATATAGGCCATGCTTTCGACAGGATGTCGAAGAAATCCATAATCAACGATGCAGCGTGAGGCTTGCATAGACGATTGCCGACATGGAAAAGATAAGCACCCCGGCAGTCTTGATGAGGATGCCCTCAAGCCGCTTTAGCCGTGCGTTGATCTGCTCGTACCTCTCGGCGCAGACCGCTTCGTGGCTGCTAAATTGTGCTTCAAGGCTCACGGCTGGCTCCAAGGTGTGCCAGTGGCGGTTACGGGGTTCTTTTGCAATGCAATCTGCTGTGCCAGTGCTGCCTCAGTTGCGTCCTTGTCCACGCCTGATGCGTAGCACCAATCCAAGACTTCTTGCATCGTGACGCTGGCATAGGGGATAGTGGGTGTGCCTGCCTGCCATGAGCAGGTTGACCAGATGGATGCGGTGTAGCCCTCGTCTACTGCTGTGGCAGTCCAGTGGGCCGTAAAGATGAAACCGTTGGCGGTTTGGTAGTCGGTTTGGGTGATTGTCCAAGTGGTGGTCATGCTGTCTCCAGTGCGGTGATACGGGCGGTGAGGGTTTCAATTGTTGCAAGTGCTTTTTGCAAAGACATAACGGTTATCGCCAAAACAGAACGGTCATAGTAGCCCCAAGGTTTGCCTTCTTCTGGTTCTGGTGCTGCTTCTGGGCCAATAGCAGCATTGACGTTTTGTGCGTAGAAACCTAGCTGCCTGTCACTGCCAAAGGTTTCTTTTCTCTCATCGTTGTAGTACCAATATCCCGGCTCTAGCTTTTTAAGCATTGCATCTGTGTCAACAGGTACACCATCTTTAATTTTCCATGTTTCGTCCGACACAGAGGATATAACACCAGCGGCTGAGAATGTTGCTGCGCCAGCACCATATGCTGACATAGTAACGATACCGCTGGACTCAATACGCATCCGTTCAGTTGGTGCTGTATCGGTTGTTACGCTTCTTGTGCCAAATACTAAATCACCCTTTGAATATCCTGCCGCACTTGTAACAATATAAGAAATATAAGATGGCTGAAAATCATTTCTTAAACCCAAACTGATTTGAGATAGGTTGCCCACAACTATATTATTGTCATTGCTATCAATAGACAATCCAGAACTTGCTGGCGCACCCAATGTGCTTACATTTCCAACACTTATGTTTAATTTTGCAGTTGTTAAAGAAGGGCTTACACCTATAGTTAGCCGACCGCTGCTGTCCAGTGTCAAGCTGGTCGCTGGCGCACTGCCTGAGAAGCTGTACGCTGTGCCGCTTGTGCCGCCGCTTAGTGTGCCCGTCAAGGCAAGGCTTGTTCCTGTGGCTGCACCGAGTGCCGGGGTGACTAGGGTTGGGGTGTTGTCTAGCACCATCTTGCCTGTGCCTGTCACTGCATTGGTCAGCGTAACCCCGCCGTAAGTCAGTGCCGCTGACAGTGTGGTTGCTCCCGTCACGCCCAAGGTTGTACTGGCTGTGATGGCCTTCGCCGCCAGGGTGGTGTTGGCAACAGTGAGAGTGCCAGTGGCAGCGCCAACATTTAGAGCTGTAGCAGCTCCAGCCAGGTTGACGGTGGTTGCCGTGGTGTTGACCAGGGCAAAGGTTGCTGATGGCGTGGTGAGTCCTGTGGTGACTGCTGGTGATGTCAGGTTGGTGGTGCCTGTGCTGGTCAGCGTCCCGGTGACCGCCAGCGTCTTGCCAGAGCCGACATTGAGTCCCACGCTGGTGCCTGTGCCACCCGCCGTAAACAATGCATCGACCAAGTCTAGGTCCGCATTTACCTTATTTCCCCAACTGTCGGTGCTGGCTCCAACCTCTGGCTTAGTCAGCAGTAGGTTGGTTGTGGTGGTATCTGCCATTTTTAGCTCCTATCAAACAGGTGTCCAAGTTTCAGAATTATCTGCGATTGCAGTCCAAGTCTCTGCTGTATCGCTTATTGCCGTATACGTTTCTGCCGTGTTGCCAATCGAGATCCAAGTCTCTGCAGTGTCGCTAATTGCCGTGTAGCTCTCTGCCGTGTTGGGGATAGCACCCCAGCCAAATCCAAAGACGATGCCCACCGAACCAGTGGCTGCATTCCCGCTAACCGCAGCCGCCTTGCTGTGACCCACATTGCCAACATTACCCGTTGCCCCATTACCCGTGATGGCCTGGAACACCAGGACTTCAGAGGGCATCGTCTGCACAGCACCTGTTGCCGTGTTGCCTGTCAAAGCCCTGCTCACACCAACACCAACAGAACCAGCCGCACCAGCAGCTTGGTTGCCGTTAACGTCAACCGCCTTGCTGTGATTGACACTGCCAACCGCCAGGGTTGCTGCATTGCCTGTCACAGCCTTGGCTGCTGATGGCGTTACCGAGTCAATCGCACCTGTAGCCTGGTTGCCTGTAATGCCAACCGACAACGTGAGCGTTACTGTGCCAACATTGCCAGTGGCAACAGTCCCATCCTCCTGGACGGACCTGTCAGCCAGCAGCGTACCAACATCACCAGTAGCCGTGTTGCCGCTGATGACAACATTGCCTATGCCATAAGCACCAAGCCCGTAATAGCCTGTTCCATAAGCAGCCATGCTGCCCCCTTGCTTACGCCAGCCTGATCAGGCCAGTGCTTGCGTCATTAGTTGGCATGGTCAGCGTGAATGTCCCGGCAGTCACTGTCTGACTGCCAAAGGTGTGGACACTGACTGCCTTGTTTGATTGAGTGCTGTTGTAGATCAGAACCGCATCAAACGCTGTGGACAACGTGACAGAACTGAATGCAATGCTGGCGCTAGGCGTGACAAAGGCAGTTGTACCGCTGGTGCTTGGCGCAGTGCCAAAGGTCACAGTGACGCCGCCTGATGTGTAGCCAGTGCCTGACACTTCATTGGTTGCGCTGAATGCGGTGGTGCTTGCGTTGACAGTTGCCGAGGCCAGGTACAGCGCAGCCTTGAAGGTGTCGGCAGCGGTTGACCCGCGGGTTACGCCAGTGCCAAAGTTGTGGTGTCCCACCAGCAGCTCGCCCTTGAAGCTGGTACACATTGCTTGAGTGTTAGCCATAGCAGTTCCTTAAATTTGTTGCGTTTCGCCTTGGGCAAAAACGGAGCGTTTCAAAACCATGTTGACAGAACGATGCACCAACTCGCCATCATGCCAATACTCAACCCAGTTGGTTGATTCATTGCTGGTGTCAATTGAACCCTCGCGCTTGTCCAGCAAGGAGTCATCCATCTCGCCCTTTGTCGTGGTCACAATCATTGATTACCCCAAGGTTCTGGCACGGGTCAACAGTGCGCCGCCAGAGGTGGATGCACGGTCATCAGCCACCTGCAAATCAGTCAAAGCTCGTTCGTACAGTCCAGCCCAGACAGGAATTCGGTTGTCGTCCTGCAAGTACGGTGCTGCCTGCAACAAGCTGCCGTAGAGGTAGGCGTCTGGGCTGGAGTCCAGGATGAAGTTGGTAGCGACAGAGCTGGACAGCTTGCTCAACTTCGCGTAGTACACCAACTCGGTTGCGTAGTTGGTGTCAGGCACTGGCGCCAGCCTAAACTGTCCTCCCACCACCGTGAAGAATCTTGGCTTGCCACTTGCACTGAGCCTGGTGGACTCCTGGTTCATTGCGTCAATGGTCAGGAATGTCAATGGAGTGGGTGGGTTGGTGCCTGACAGTTTGAATGTCCTGACTTCAAGGAAGTCGGCAGGCGTTGCCCCAAAATCCACGTTGAAGGATGCATTGGACCGAACAATCATTTGCCGGGTACGCAAGGTACGCTCCATCTGAGCCTCGGCGAGACTGATGAAGTCGGCAATTGCCGCTGTGAGGTCAGAACGATTGAGCCAGTCAGCAACTGATGCTTTTAGCTCGGTGTAGGTACTGAGTGCCATTTACGCCTCCTTGTCCTGCAAATCCTTGACCACCCATGTGTGCTCATGCCGAAATTCAAAGGTGCCAATGTGGCCTATCTCGCGGGAGACATCGTGGTCAATGTAGATTTTATACCCAATCTCCTTGGCCTTGAGGCAGAAGAACACATCCTCACCCACATAGCCCCGCTTGTCATTGCGCCAGGGAGTCTCAAACCAAGGTTCGGACATCTTCTTGAATACGTCTGACTTGATCAGCATCACCCCCATGCCAATGGTGTCCACCTCCTGCAGCCCGTGGTCATCCATATTGCTGTAGACCAGCTTGTTGCCGATCTTGGCAGTTGGGCCTGTTGGCATACGGCGCCTGGCGCAGTTGGTTGCCACAATGTCCAAGTCATGCGCCAGCAGCCGCTGAATCATGTCCTGGGGGAAGGTCATGTCTGAGTCAATGAACAGGATGTGGCTGCAGCCCTCTCGCATAGCGTCTAAGGCCAGCTCTGCCCGTTGATTTTGAATCAGCGTACCCTGCATGATTTTGAGGTCAATGCGGTCATCCGTATTGCAGGCGTGATAGGCCACCATGTTCACCAGGCAATAGGCGTACTGGGTGTGAACCATGTCACGCGCTGGAGTGCAAACCGCAATAATCATACTTGTCCTGGCCTTGTTCTGAAGAATCTGTTGTCGGGGTCATTGAGCCAGCGTTTCATGTAGCTTTGATCTGTGATCTTGCCGCTGGCTTGCAATTCGTAGTAAATGTTTAGCGGTATGGACGCCACCTTGTGCCACTCGCCTGTCCAGTTGGCCTTGTTGTCGGTGGCGTTGAACTGGTCCTTGTTCTCCTCCACCACATTGGAGACATCCTGCTGAGTCTCAATAGTCGCCTCGTCAGTCTCGGGGTCATAGTGCCAGAGCCTGGTGATGCCAGTTGTTTTGTCTTTGTCAAAGAGTCGTGTTTCCATCTTTTGAAGGTGGACCAGGTTGCCCTGGCCCACCACTCCGGTTAGGACGTTATCAAATCAGCAGCAAGACCGTGAGCATTCTCACTGGTGATCTTGAGGCCATACTCAACAACCAACAAACGCTTCTCAGCGTCACCCGTCTTCGCCAACTCAATCTGCTGGAAAGGACGCAGATACGCAACTGATGCGTACTCAGGGTCCAACACCAGCGCATCACGCTCACGCTGGAACCTGTTCGCCACCACCGTCACATTGCCAAAATCACTGCATCAATGTTAAACGAGATTCGCTATTTTCTCGTCCCCCTTTTGGGGCTACCAGTTACCTGGTAGATCAGACTATCTCTTCACCCTCGTTTGAGGGGCTGGGTACTTCGGACCGCTTGGCCCTACGAGGCTCCCGCCTCTAGTCGTTACACCTTCCGATTTCTCGGCTTGGCTCGGTATTGTCCTTTGCTTGGCTTCACAGTTAGGAGGTTCACCGAATTCACCCAGTTACAACTAAGCATTACTGCTTAGTGACGCCATGTATTAACGTAGATGTCAGCTGCGCCAACGATGGTAGCGGGTTTAGCGCCACCTTCGATGTTGTAGCGGGTTGCAGCAATACCTGCAAATCCGCTAACGCGCTGCTTGTTCACCGGGCCTGTCATCAGGATTTTCGGTGTACCGCCAGAGGTCCAGGTCTTTTGAATCACATTTTTGAGAATGGTTTCCGTGAAGGTCCGAACAGTACCATCGGTACGCAAGCTGTTTGGCAGCGTTGAGTAAGACGGGTCAACTCCAGATGTTCCAGCATCAGTGTTGGTCTTGATGAAAGCCAAAACAGAGCCGGTAGTACGGGCGGCACTGGTGCTGCCTGCACTTGCAACTTGGCTTTGGACCATAATCAATTCCATATCACGCTTTAACTCAGCGCCCTTCTTTGCAAGTTGGTCATTTGTGTTGACAAGGACTCGTTAGTTTCCTTGCTCTGCAATCCAAGGGAATGATTGCAGACTGTAACTTTCGCTACAGATCAGACTATATCTTCACCCTCTTTTTAGAGGGGCCAGGCGCTTGGGGCTACTTAGCCCTACGGGATTTCTCCCTAGTCGTTGAACCTTCCGATTTCTCGGCTTGGCTGCTGATTGCCCAATCCTCAACATTGTCACACTTTGGTAGTTGAGGCTCTAAGGGGTTTCCAGCAATTCACCTGGTTTTCGCCGTGCATTACTGCACAGTAGCCCATGTAGTTAAGGCAAGCTCAGACTTACGTCCAGCCTTGTTGACAACTTCCTCAGTGGCTGACAGCACAACCGTTTTGCGGCTGATCTGGCAGTAGTTCTGCATCCGCACCGTTGCGGTAACAGGCTCGTAGCTGGTAATGTCATCACCCTCAAGTTGCGCGTTGGTTGCCGCAGCTTGGAGTGCATCAGTCTGCCACTCGTACAAAGTGTTTTGCACGCTGTCTTTTCCAATGTTGGATTGGAACGGTGTCTCCTCTGGTGAGATGTTGTAGATGATATTTGCGAGATTTTCACGAATGCCTTTGGCGGCGAATGTCGTGAAAGTATTAGTTGCGATAGTCATTTTGATTACCTTAAAAGATGTTCAATTGCGGAAGCCGCATCGTTGACGCGACCAGTTTTAGCAAGTCTTTGTTGCGACCTTCTTGAGTCAGTTGTGTTGTCCATTCTCCCCGCTGCACCTGGCTTGGCGGGTTTAGGCCCATTGTTAACCGCTGGCCTGATGTTGCCCCTCTTGGTCATCATCTGGTCGTACAGCGCAGCTTTACGCAGCGCAACGACAGCCCTGTGGTCAAAAATATTCTTCAGCTCGTCAGAGGAAAAGCCTAGCTTCTGCCCCCACTCAATCAGCAACGTCTTTTCAGCCTTCGCCTTGTCGGGGTTAGCCCACTCGGGAATGGCTTTGAGCATGGCATCTTGCTGTTCTGCGAGGTGTGCCTGCATAGACTGATATTGCTCTTGCGCCTGGATGTGAGAGAGTCGCTGCTTCTCGGAAACGATGGCAGCGTGTACTTTCTCGGCATCTCTTGCAAGTTCCTTTTGCCGCACCCATTCGATTGGGTCTTCACTGTAAAGACGATCCATGTCGATTTGCGGTGCAGCGTTTTGCTGAAGTTGCGCCTGAAGTGAACCCAGCAACTGAGAATACTGTTGGCGCTCCGTCCGCACAAGTTCAGCCTCTGCCTGGAACGCTCTTCGCTCCTCGGACACTTGCTGAGTCTTGCGGGTGTAGTCTGCTTCTCGGCTGTAGCCCTTTTGGAGTTCTTCAAGCGTGACCTCAACATTCTTGCCGTCAACTTTGACGGTGAATACGGGTGGCTTGTCCTCCTCCTCCTCGGCCTCAACTTCATCAGACTGTTCCCCATCGGAGTCTTGCAATTCCTCCTCTGGAGCCGCTGAGTCAACTTCCGTCAACTCATCCTGCATCTCAACGTCCTGCTGGTCCCCACCTTCCGATGGCAACATCGCGCTGATAGCACTTGCCGCATTGGCAACATTTAAATTATCCATTTCAGATTCCTTTCAATTTTCCTGACCGCTCAAGTTTTTTGCGCTCAATCCAGCCGTTATCCACCATCTTCTTCAACTCAGTCCGCAGGTTGTCAATGACTTGAATCATCAGCCACGCCTGCTCACGCTTTGCAGTCTCATCAGGAAGGCTTGTCTTCCACTTGTAAATCTGCATATCTTGTAGTTGCTGCAGGGCATTGGTAAAAACCTCGTCTTGGAGCAGTAGCTCTGACTTTGTGCCCTTGCGGATAACGTCTTCCTCGGTCATTGAAAGGTTCCTTGTTGTTGCATTTGTTGTTTGAGCAGCTCACGGTCAATGTTCTGTTGAGCCGTGATTTCTGCCGTGTTGATCTGGGTGTTGTACTTCAACTCCAGCTCGTACTTCTTCAGCGCCATCTCCTGGTACATCTTGTCCCGTGCGAAGTCATCGTCCATCATCATCTTCTGGCGGCTTAGCTCAAGCTCTGCTGCCTTCTTCTGGATGTCGGCCTGGATGCTCTGTGCCTGCACTTGCGCCAGCACTTCCTCGGGGGTTGGCTTGGGTGCAGGTGGCTGTGGCGGCTGGTAGTCGGCGGGTATCTGGTTGAAGAATTGGCTTGGGTCTTTGAACCCGTTCAGTTCCACAATCTTCCGCAGGGTGCTGCTGTACTGTGCTGGCGTCACCAAGGGATTCACCACACCCAGTTGGGTCAGAACTTCTTGCTGCTTGGCGCTGATCTGCATCAATGCCGCCACTCGCTCGTTGGTGTCGCCGTTGCCCATGCCGATGTTGATGGAGCAGTCCATCGCAGCGTCCCAGGCCCGAGGGTCAATCTGCACAAATTCATTCCTCAGGCGCACCATGCGAGCTTTGTCCTGGTGGGTGGTCACCAAGAACAAAATGCTCTTGAACAGCTTCTTCATGCCCTCTGCCATTAAGCGGCTGATCAACTCAATGCGGCCCTGGCTGGCTGAGATGGTCGCTGCCACCGCGGCCTTGGTGCTGGACTGCAGGGCATCAGCATTCAAGCCCATTGCCGCTTTGCTCATGCCAGTACGGTCCTCACGAATCTGGTCAATGTAATCCAGCATCGGGAATGCTGCCTGGCCCACAAATGGTGTGCTGAACGGCTGCACCATGCCGGGTGCCCTCATCCTGATGATGGCGCCTGTCTCGTTGTTCAGCACATCATCAATGTTGACCTGCCCCTCAACGATTGCAGTGCGGGGGTGGATGCTTTGCGCCAGGGAGTCCAGCGTGTTCCTGAGAATTTCGCTTTTGATCTCCTGCAGGTCGTGGGTGATGTCAAAGATTGACATTGCTTCCAGGGGTGAGGTGTGAGGCTCGGGGTCACAAGGGAAGTCAATAAACGGTATGTAGGACGATGGCAGGTTCCGCACAATCTTGTAGCCGCTACCAATACAGCAGACCTTCCGCAACTCAGGAATACCGTCCTTGTCGTAGTCCACTCGCAGGTAAGCCTCAACGTACAGTACCCGCTCCATCATTGGGTTGGCGCTCTCCACAGACACACCAAAGCTGCTCATGGGCTGTCGCGCCAGGTATTCCTCGTTGGTGTCCAGGTCGTTGCTGGTGATGTTCTCCCGCACCTCATCCTCTTCGTAACCCATCTCAATCAGTTGCGCCACGGTGGCCATCTGGCGGTGGGCAATAATGGCTGAGTCTTCAAATGACCTGGCCCTACGGTCCAGCAGCAGTTCCTCGGGCGGCACAGACATAATCCGCACCCGCCCACCCTTGATCTTGCGTTTGATCTGCACATCGTGCATTGGTTCCATCATCTCATCTGGATAGGTGTTCATCACCATCACATCGGTCTGCTCCTGCATCAATATCTGCAGCGTCTGGTCATCTAGGCCAGAGTATTCTTCAATGCGAACAGTCTCATCCTCCTCCCACCAGCACTTCATAATCCCGCACTTCCGCACCAGGCTGTCTTTAAAAGTAGCGTAGGTGGTCAGGAAACCGTTGTTGTCGCTGTTAAAAATGAAGTTGCAGTAGTCAGTGGCCTGCTGGGCGTTGGCAACGTCTTCTGGCCCCGTAGGCACAAACTCAACCGTGTTTTCGCTGCTGAAGAATATCCGCATCAGGCTGGGCATCATTGCGCTAACGGTGTCTCGCACCTCCATCGCCACCACTTGGCTGCGCCCATCTTCCTCAGAGCCAAACAGGTCGCCCCTGTAGTATTCAGTGCCCTTGGCGCGAATAGGACTCAGGTCGGTGTCAATGTAGCTGACTGCATCGGTCAGCTCAATGCTGATGATGCCTTGCAATTCATCAAGGTCCATGACCTCAATGGCCTGGGTGTCGGTGTTTAGATTTTCCATTTCAAAACCATTCTTTCGCGTAGGTTGGACGATGTTGCTCAATCCAAGGTTTAGCCGCCAGCGTCAACTGATATGCATCCCGTCCTATGGTGCTGCTGCCAATATGGTGAACGTAGCTGGCACTTAGAAAGTGCTTGTAGCCCTTCTTTACCAGGTCAGCGCAGATGACATCATCGCTGAAGTAATTAATTGGAGGAAACTGACAATCCTCAAATGCCTCTGCAGACATCCAGGCAAATATCGGACTGACCACCGATATTGGCCTGACAAATGATTCATGGCTGAACTGCATATTGTTCAGCTCCTCCCCGTTGTTCCAGCGAATATTCTGCAATGGCCTCACGGCATCGGACCTAGCCCCCACCAGGCCAGGGTTCTGGTTCAGCTCCTTGCAGATAGACGCATCATCCAGCAGCATCCGGTAGCTGGATGGCGTCAACACAATGTCGTCATTGGCAATCACTACGGCACCATGCCCGTCACGCAATGCTTGCCTGATCACTGCGTTGTAGTCATCACCAAAGTTGGTGGCATCACCAAAAACTAAAGTGCAGTTCCAGCCGTTAATTACCCTTTCTGGCCCTTTTAGGTAAATCTGGACATCAGGCGCATACTGCCGAATGCTCTCCAGCAATACGGGTAAACCCTTACCGTGGACGGTGCTGATGACGATGGGAGGGTTCATTTCAATTCAGTGTCCACTTCCTCGTCTTCAACAATCCACGCATCGCAGGTTCTGCTTGACGCGCACTTGAAGTCAAATATCTCGCAATACCCCAGATCACCAGCCTCAATCACCGCCCAGGGGTCACCCTCATCACCAATACCCTCGGCAATGCAGGATTCAATCTCATCGCTTTGGTTGAACGCAGAGCAGTTACCGCAACGGCTCATCTTGGCATCCTTGGCGCTGACATCCCACTTCTCTGCCTTCCGCATCCAGAACTCGGTGTTGGGCAGCTTGGGATTCTCGGGACCGTATGCGGCCTTGGTGATGGCCTTGTCTCGGTTCTTGAGATTCAGCGTCACATCTTGAGTTGCCTCTGGACAAGAGTCGCCAGGCTCTTTGCCGCCCATGATAATCATCACGGCGTGTTTCATCTCTTTGGGTATGGTTCTCATTTCATCCCCTTTTTCATCTTCTGCGCCTCGGACATGGCAATCGCCACGGCCTGGTCACGGGTCTTCACCTTCTGACCGGAGCTGCTCATCAGCTTCTTGTCCTTGTACTCGCCCATCACCTTTGCAATTTTCTTTGTTGCTGCTGTGTATTTCATGCTGCCCTCGTTAGGTTACGTTTAATCCCCTGGCCCCACTTGCTACCGCCAAAGCTGCCATACATCGCAGTCCCGGCATCGCTGGCAAAGGTCAAGCAGAATGCGTCTGCCTTGTCTGGTGAGGCTAGACCACGCTTGCGAATCTCGTCCTTGCCCTCAATCTGAATCTTCCCGCTGCTGGTGAAGAAGTACCGCACCGTTGCCAGTTCGGCAATCAGACCCTCATCTTTGGGAATCTTGCAGTCTCGCTTCTCCAACCAGGCTTTGGCTTTGTGCCACAGCTCAGCCTTCAGATTGCGGTAGGTACTCCCCAATGCCGGGGATTCTGCCACATTGATGCCAATGGCTGGTAACTTTAGTTCACGCAGCCTGTCCACCACCCCAGCCCCCAACCCAATGCTATCCACCATGATCTCATGGGGGCGCTGACTTGGCGCCAGTGCCTGGTACTCAGCCATCACGGCGCCAGTGAGCTGCATCAGGTCCAGGTTCTTCCAGGTCTTCAACTCAGTGATCACATTCCCCTGGCGCTTGCACAAGGCGCTGCGGTCACTGCCAAACCTCGCAACGTCCAGCCCCCACACCACTTGGGCAATGGGACTCATGGCAACGTCCCGGTTGATAGCCGCCTCCAGCAACTCCATCGGTATCACGGTGTCGTCATCGCTGCGCGGGAAGTCTCCCAGCACCCGGATGCGGTAGGCGTTGGACTCCTCGCCGTACCTGCTCTTCATCTCATCCATATAAGCGTCTGACACGCGAGGACTATCGGCGCAGCTCACCTTCATCGTCACCCAGTCATCCCTCAATCGGTTGTGGGTGTCGTAGAAGAAACCGCTGCTCCTGACCGGATTTCCCAACAGCAGAGTAACTGCCTTGTGGCCTGACATACTGCCTGCTGCAGCCTCAAATACCTGCTCGGGGATACCGCTGGCCTCGTCAGCCACCAGCATCACATTCTCACTGTGCACTCCCTGTAGTGCCTCTGGCTGCTCTGCTCGGCTGGTTCTGGCGCTGACGAAGGCTTCAGTGGGAGCCTCCTTCACCTCAATGCGGTCCTGCTTCACCTCAAGCTGCTCCTGCAAAGTAGTGGGAAGTTGTTTCACCCAGCGTTTCAACTCAGCAAACAGGGCGTCATATAGCTGGCTGCTGGTGGGCGCTGTGACCACAATCTTGACGGGAAACCGCAACAGCAGATACCAGATGATTGCCCAGGACGCTGCCGTACTCTTCCCTACGCCATGCCCTGACCGGACGCTGATGCGGCGGTTGTTTGCCGCAATGTGGTTGAGAAACTCTTCCTGCCAGGGGTCAGGCTTGACGCCCAGCACCTCCTTGACAAACAGCACAGGGTTTTGTCGGTAGAGTTGTGCAAAAGCAACAAATGGGTTTTCACTCATTTTTTAAAAATTTTTTGTGGTCAATGTGGGCAGTTTGGTGGGTGTTTTGTGCTGCAGTTTACACCCCCCAGCTTTTTGTCAAGGGGGGGGCTGTACGTCTATACAGTGTCAGCCTCGATGTTAGTGCTTACTTCGATTTGCCGTAGTGCATCCAGGCGCAGGCTTCCGATGTTAATGCTCACTTCGGTTTGCTTGGTGCCATATTGCTTTGGGTCCCATCGCTCAGCCAGCCACTGCCTGGTTCTGATTCGATGCAATGGGCGAGATGGGTTGTCATCCGATATGCTGTCAGCTATCGTCAATGTCTCGCAAGCCATCATGTCAGCGGCGCGCACGCGCGCCCGGAGTATAGCGTCACTGAAGCCCGTTTGGTCTATCCATATGTCCAAAGCCCGTTTGCTGATACCTAAGGCGAGGCAAACGTCTGCAATGCTCTTGCCGTGCTCTAACATGCCTGTGATCAATTCAGGGTCTATTGCATCGAGCAGCTCTAGGTCCGACCGTTTTTTTTTCGTTCCTGCCATGATGGTCCCTTGTAGTCAATGCTGTAGTCAATCTGTAGGCTGTAGTCTTTTGCCTGATTGACTACAGCTTTTCATTGGCGCCGTAGTCATTGTAGTCAATGTAGTCATCTATTTCATGAAAGCTCACGTTTGCGCGCTGGCGCCCGGTCTAACCTATACATATATATCTCATATAAGAGTTAAACAGAATAGATGACTACATTGACTACAAACAGCCATTTCCCCTCTGTACGCATGTAGTCAATCACGTCAAAAAACATTGACTACAAATTGACCACATTGACTACAAACCAGGGTAAACACCTAGAATTTAGTTGTTGACACGTCACTAAATCGGTTACACTGCTAACTATGGCAACGACGCCATGCACTAAAGTAAGGTACACCACATGAACAAAATCTTAGGTTACATCGCATATGAGGGTCCATCGGTTATCGATGGCGCGCCGATTGTCGTTATCGTCAACAAGCTCGACGGGTCCAAAAATGCCAAGACTGGCGCCATTGTCCAGAGCTTTATCATCCGGTCCCATGTCAATCCAGTGCGCGCGCTGCAAACCGGCGCCGATGCGAGCGTATGCGGCCAATGCGAGCATAGGCCTAAACTGGCGCGCAGGACCGGCGCATCGCCATGCTATGTACAAGTAGCAAAATCAGTGCTATCAGTCTATAACGCATACAAGCGCGGCCGGTACGTGCGCGCCGATGCAGCGACAATAGCGGCCGCTCTACAAGGCAAAATTGTACGCATCGGTACGTATGGGGACCCATGCGCCGCGCCAGCAACAATGTGGACCCAAATAACCCGTTATGCGGCCGGCCGGCGCGGGTATACGCATCAATGGGACCGGCCAAATTTTGACGTCGACGCATGGGCGCCGCTTGTAATGGCTAGCGCCGACACAATCGATCAAGCTGCGAAAGCCAATTTACTCGGCATGCGCGTGTTTCGCGTCAGCATCGGTGTCGACGTGCAAGCTGGTGAGGCGCCATGCCCGGCTAGCGCCGAAGCCGGTAGAAAATCGACGTGCGCCAAATGCACATTGTGCGCCGGTACATCAATCAAAGCGCGCGATATCGTCATCGCGGACCATGCGGCCGGCCATGCGCGTCGTGTCATTATGCTAGCTACAGCTTAATGTTCGACTATGAGCGGCCCTTGTGGCCGCTCATGGGCGCGCATTCCGCACGCTATAACCTAAAGGGTACAGAATGAAACACCAAACAAAAGCACAGCGTCAAGCCCGTTATCTGACCGAATTTAACGACGCTGTTATCGCGCTCGATCCGTCAAAATCTGGCCGAATTGACTGGCCGACGGCCCTACACTTTTATTTCACGGGCGTGCCAGTGGCCGACGCTGCGGCCCGGTATCTGGACAATGGCGCCAATGAGGTAACAGCATGATCCGCTCACCAACAATCAAAGCCCTGCGCCAACTATTCGGCGCCGACGCTGCCCAGGCCAAAGCACTGCTGAAAATGTCACGCGACCAGCTACTGCGAACGCCCGTAGGCGCTGCGCGCGTCGCCGAGTGCTACCACGCGCCGACGACTCAGGACATTCGCATGGAGTGTTTAAACGCGCTCGGCGGGTTTCACGGCGTGGAAGGGTTCACTACTCGGCGCGGCGAGTGCCTGTACCTCAACGCTGGCGACACCTACACGCCGACGCTGGTGCGCTACGGTTCGTCTTACCGAATTGCCTGCTGGGGCGATATCGCCGAACGGCACGGAGCGACGGCATGAGAGCCGCGACTCTTCTGCTGGCCCTGCTCATGCTGGCGTGGTTACTGGCCGGCGCCCTGGCCTATTTTGACGTGCTAGTCGCGTGATGGACTATGAGCGGCCCGACCGGCCGCTCATGGGCACTCATGCCAATAACCTGGAGTACATTTTATGAAACGCATCATCAACGGCAAAATCTACAACACCGATACCGCGACGTTTATCGGTAACCGCCAGCACAGCCACCGGGGTGACTTCCAGTTTGAAGATACCGACCTATACCGCACCCCTAAAGGCGCATTTTTCGTGCAGGGCACGGGCGGCGCCTACAGCCGGTGGTCGCAACCCTGTGGGAGTAATGGTATGACCGGCGGCTCTGGCATACAGGCCATGACCCCGACCGAGGCCCTGGCGTGGTGCGAAGACTCAGGCATCGACGCCGACGTTATCGCTCAGTATTTTTCGGTGGAGGAAGCATGAAAAAATCTAGCGACTACCGAATCGAGCGGATTCGCGCTCTGACGTTGAACGGCAAGAGAGTAAAAGCATTCGACGCCTACGTTAAGCAGGGCGACGCTTTCGTTTTTCAAGGCGCATTCAGTGCGCCAGCGCGCGCCGCTAATAGAAACTTGTGGCTTATCCCGAATGAATCAGATACCGGACCTATGGAGAATCAACTATGAAAACCATCACCCTCAACCGCGCCCGGTACACGGTACGCGACGACAGACATTCATTCCTGAGCGACATTCTGAAACTCACGGGCAAGCATAAGCCTATCCGGCCACGGGGCGGCGACCGGCGCCTGTACCCGACCGACGGCGACGTTAGTACGGCGGCCTACGTGCAAGAGTACTACGCCCTAAACAGCAACAGAAAGCTATTTAAAAACGATGCGGCGCCCTACGGCGACGCTAACCTAGCGGGTTTCTATGAGAATCTTAGCGACCGCCTGACAGTGCCCGAGGGTGAAGATAGTCTGGAGGTCTGCGATGACGTTCTGGCATAGCAAGTGGCAGTTTGACATTAGCGGCCCGGTGACGTTCAACCACCGCCGGGGCCGGTTCTGGGACGTTCGGTTCTGGGATCGCGGCGGCTGGGCGTATCAGGGGCGCCGGTTCTACCCGCTCGGCACCCGCCGGGCGACCATCATCCTGGAGGTATGCTGTGCGAACTGAATATCACAACGACGAATTTATGATCACATCGGAGGTCATGCCGACCGACGACGGGCGCTGGCGGGTGCAGCTGCGCGACGACGACTCAGGCCAGACAGTCGGCCCGGCGCGGTTCTACGACAATCAGGCCGACGCCCTGGCTTATGCGGAGAAACTATGCTCTTAGTGGCCGCGCTGCTCGCCGCCCTGGTGGCGGTACTCTTCAACCTATAACCACAAGCCCCGAAAGGGGCTTTTTTATGCCACGGCCCGGCGCATGTCGGACTTCGAAAGCCCGGCCACGTCGGGCGCCACGAAGATATGTTTCTTGGTGGGGAATTCGCGGGAGGTCAACCGGCCCATGTCCGACCACCCGGCCTCGCGCAGGGCATGGAATAGCGCGGCCTGCACAATCTTGACGCCGGGCGGCGCGGCGCCAGACCCCTGGACCCGGTCGCATATCGTGTGAAACGGCGAGCCGATCACACCAGCCGCGAACGGCCCCCGGCGCTCGCGCAGCATCTCAGTTAACACCGACTCGGCGGTGCTCATGCCAGCGTCGATCATAATGGCCTTGGCCTCGGTCAGTGGCGGCGGGGCCGACGGGTTGAAAGCGGACACGTCACGCGCAGCCAGCCACGCCGCCACGCCAGCGAAGCCGCCCCTGTGGAGGTACCAGTTCCAAAGGGCGACGGCCTCGGCCTCGGGGAGGCGCCCGGCCTCGGCCCACGCCACGAACCAACGGCGATCGTCGGAGGGCAGTGAGATGGCTACGCGCTCGTTAGAGAAGGCGACCACTAGCACCCGGTTGAGGGCCATGTAGGGGTGCAAGCCTTTACGGTTGATGGGGAGGTACTCGGGCGGGGCCGCGATGATGGGCTTGAGGTGGTTCTCAAGCGCCCGGCGGTCACGGGCCTCGGCCTGGCGCAGCTCGGCGATCTCCATCACCTCGCACTCCAGCCCGTAGCCCCACTGCGAGGTCAAATCGTCATTCTTAACAACGGCGCAGTTGAGCTTAGCGGCGCCACCAATGGCCCAGAAAAAGGGGGCGAAGAGACTGTCCTTGCCGGAGCCTGGCTTGCCGCCCAGCAGGACGGCGTGGTTGATCTTGTGGCCGGGGTACTGGACCTTGTGGGCCAACACGTTAAGGAGATGCTCACGCTCAAACTCAATCGGCAGCATACGCTCGGCGTGACGCAGCCAGCGGCTCACGTCACAAGCTACGGGCGCCGGGCGCGAGTTGCGCCAGCGGTTGCCGTACACCAGCCCGTCCCTAGTGACCAGCACCGGCTCGCCAGCGGCGTAGGTGACGCCGACCAAGGACCGGGCGCCAGCCGACTGGCGGTTCTCGTCGTAGCAGACCGACGCCTCGACTCGGCGGGGCGCCTTGCCGGTGGAGTGGATGGAGACGCACTTGATGTGGCGAAACAAGGCGTTGAAGGTGTTGCGGGACAGCTCACGGCGGTCCACCATGTCGAAGAACGCCTCGTCATCTTGAAGGTATGCGAAGCGGGAATACCAGCCCGACTTCTCGACCCGGCCAAGCTCTTGGCGCTCGACTTCGGCGATGACCGCAGCCGCCACGTCGGGGTACTCGGTGCTTGGTCTGAGCTTGGCCAGGGCCAGCTCCAGACGCGCGGCCATCAGGTCGTCGCGCAGGCCGGGGGCGTGACGGGGACCGCCCTGGTCGGCGACCCACTGCATGAAGGTGTTGCTGTCCAGATCGACGCAGTGGCCGTGCATACAGCAGTAGGCCCGGTGCAGCGGCATGTAGCGGCCCTCGGGGTTGCCGTCGGTATGCTCCGCGCTGTTGGGGCAGACCACACCGGCCCAGCCCTCGGCATTCGGGCGGGAGAGCAACAGACCCTGCGCCGACAACCACGCCAGCACATCATCGGCGCCATCGTCGGTCATTCGAATCGGGCGAGGGCCACCAGACGCAGCCGGGCCAGGCTCCACGTCCAGGGCGGCGCAGATGTCGGCCAGTACGAACTCGCGCTCGGGGTGGAACTCAACCAGCCGGGACGCCCACTCAGCCTTGTCAGGCTTGAGGTTGACAGAGCCGGGCAGTCGGAAGTTGCGGACCGGGTTGCAGGCGCCGGGGTCGGTGTAGCCAGCAGCGGCGATGGCCTTGATAGCGGCGGCGAACTCGCCCTTGGGCGGCTGCTCACTGAAGACGTAGCCGTACTGGTAGTTGCCTGCACTAGTCTCCATGATCCAGGTCGGCGGCAGCGGCGGGGTTTTGGACTTGGAGCCAATGTCGTCGAGCACCATCACGGCGCAGTACTCGCAGTTGGCCGCGCTGGCCGACACCCGGCCCTCCTCGAAACGGTCGCAGATGAAGGAGGCGGTGTTGCCGTACCAAGCCTGGCCATCTCGGACGCCGTGCGAGGGCAGGTAGGCAGGCCAGGTGGCCTTGACCGCACCATCGGCGTGGTACTGCGCTTCGCCGCCACGTAGCTGTGGTTTTTGTCGGACAAAAAGCATTGTCTCGCCCACGGGCGCCAGCCCGGTGATAAACTCTAGGAATTGCATGTTGTCTCTTTCGCGCCGCCCCTGACCGGGCGGCGTTTTTATTTGCCGTAACGCGGCATCGTCTTGATCCCACAGTCCAGCGGCAGGCCAGTGGCCCAAGCTGGCGGCGTGGTCATCACCCCACGCACTTCCTCTTCTGAGCCGCCCTCGACGACGATCTCGTCGTGGACATGCAGCACCACACCGTCAAGCTGCCGTAGGGCGTAGCGCAGCAGATCATTGGCCACGGCCTGGGTCACGTTCTCGCAGGCCAGACCGCGCCACAGCCGGGCGCGGGGCCACTCCTTGGCGTCCTGGGCAGGCTTCCAAGCTGCCTTGGCGTAGCTGATGCCGTCGTCCTCCAGCCGGGCAAACGGGTAGCAAAGCACCCGGCCCGAGGGCAAAGAATACCAGAGATGCAGGCCGTCGAACAGGTACACCACACGCCCGGCAGCGAACTCATTATTTTTATTTCGCATGGCCCTGGTGTACTGCTGCTCAAGCTGCTGCCAGAAGCCAACGGCCCACTGATTGTTGCGGCGCCAGGCGTCCACCATGCGCTTGGAATCGGCCTCGGACAGACGCACACTGTAGATTCTGGCCATCGACGCGAAGGCGCCCACGCCGCCTGCGAAGCCGCAGGCCAGCTCCTGCACCTTGCCGATCTGGCGCTGGGCCGACTCGCCGTCCCGGTCGTAGTCGGCCTTGATGTCGTCGTAGGTGCGCTGGAAAGTACCGGCGGCGTTGACAATGTAGGGGTCCAGGCCCGACTCGAAAATGTCCAGCTTGGCCTGACCCGTCCCAGACAACCAAGGGTTTACCCTAGCCTCAATCGAAGACCAATCCGCAACGACTAGGTGTTTACCCTTGGCTGGTATCAGTGCAGGCCGTAGCATCCCCCGGAGGACATCGGTAACTCGCTGGCCGAACTTGGGGACGATGGCGTGACCCCGGCACATTGCAGCCCTAACATCATCAGGACTTTTCGCGCATTTGCGTGTGAAATTGTGAACTTGCGCCCCGTAGCTACTAGCTCGACCTGTAGCAGACCCTCCGGCAAAGACGAAGGCGCCTCGGACTCGGCTGTCCTCTTCGTCGGCGAGTTGGGCGAGTCGGGCGAACTTGGCGACCGACGACGCCCACAGGTCGTCGGCGCACTGGATGATTTCTTGGACATCGGGGGGTACTCCTTCACAGTTTAGTAGGTTGGCTCTCACGGTCTTGTCGATGCTGACCTTGTCGTCCTTGGTCATCAGGGCACGGGCCTCGGGGCCGACACGGTCCCAGACCCACTGGCGCATCTTAGGCGAGCGCACAGAGGTCAGCTCACCCTTGGACACCTCCTTGACAATCTCGGCGATCTCAGCGGCCTCAGTGGCGGCGTAGGACACGGCTGCGCGGCAGAGCGGCACATCGACTAAGACGCCCCGGTCGTTGATGCGCTCGTTGACGTGGTAGTCGGCCAGCTCCTCCTCGGACAAGGGGCGCATGGCCTGGCTGATGGCCCTCATGGCCCGAACGTCTTGTTCGCAATACTGGATCATCTCGGCGGTCAACTCAGCCGACTCTTGGAACGGCGGGACGCACATCTTGCGGATGAGGGCAGCGCCCCGGTGGTCTTTCTTCATGGACGCGCCCATGAACCGGCCCACGTCCTCCAGCGACCCTGGCGCACAGTTAGCACGGGCCTGCGCGGCGGTGCAGTAGAAAGACTCCAACGGGATGTTGACCTGCAAGACGTACCAGCAGATCAACCGCTCAAAGGCAGCGTTGTGCGCCATGATGCGGTGGCCGGTGAAGTCAGGTAGTGGGCCTGCCGTCCAAGTCTGCACCTCGCCGTCGTCAACGGCGTAGCTCATGCACAGCACCTCAGTCGTGAGGTCTTGCGCGTAGTTGTAGACGCCTGCTGACTTTAGGTCACAGTGGGAGCGGGTTTCAAAATCAAGCCAGATCATTTTCCAATGCCCACTCTTGCGAATGGGCATCAGAAAAGTTACGCTGCGATGCGACGACGCCGCCCCGGCGCTGCCTTCTCAGGCTCTTCGCCATCCATGCTAACCCACTCGACAATCTCAAAGATTGGCGTGTAGATTTTGCCGTAGGACTTGTGCTGGTAATGGTCCTTCTTCAGCCGAACCACCGCCACTGGCCTCGTCTGATCAACGTCAACCTGCTCGGCCAGCGCAGCGGCGATGGTCTGGACGCCGCGCTTGCCGCCCACCGAAGTGGTCGTAAACCGCGCTTCCATGCCAGCATCGTCGCCGGTCAAGCACTTAAGGCTCATGCCGATCTGCTGCTCCCAGCCCTTCTTGGCGCCGGGTGGCGGCTCGTCGATCTCGGGCAGCGGCTGGCTCACCGCAACCATTTTCTCGCCAAGCACTTCACCATCACCCCAGGCGATAAAGCCGTGGACAAAGGAGAAGGGGTTGACGGCCCAGGTCGATTCGTCCTCGACCTCGGTCTGGTCTGCACCGAAGACCCAATGACCACCCTTATCCATTTTGAGGATAACGACACCCACCGGGCCTGCGCTTGCGCTGATGCTCTTGAGAGCAGTGGAGAGAGTACTGATAGCTGGCAGACCAGCCTTGGAGAACACTGAAAGATTTGACATTTTTTACCTTATTGAAGTTTAGAAAGACGGGCAAGTTGTTTGCCCAACAAAAGCACCTCGGGGCGCGGGTCATCCGCGCTTGCCAGGGTACTACCCGAACTGACGGCGACAACTATGTCAGTCGGCAGGGCGATCTTGCGCTTTTTGAGCGCCTTCTCGACCTTGGCCGGTGACTGAATAGAAGTCTCCATCACTTCAGATTCTTTGAGGCCCAACGCGAACAGGGCGACCTTGGCCTTGTCCTCGTCAGTCCATTGTCTGATTGCCCTTTTGGCAACCAGCTTGTAATCTGGCAGTCTAGCACCCGACTCCAGCATCGACAGCGCCAACTCGCGCAGGCTGGTGATCCAAGTCTCCAGCAGGTCGGCGTTCTTGAGGTAGTCGCTGATCAGGTTCTTGTCGAGCTTATCTATCTTGACGGCAATGGCCCGGTCAACGGCGCCCGTCATCTCTGGACAGACGGGCTTGGCCGGGCAGAACCGGCAGTGGTCGCCCACCGCCAGTTGCGCGTCAGGCAGGGCCGACTTCTTGACGGCCTTCACCAGATCACGTTCGAACGTCCGAATACGTTCGGGTGTGGTCACCCAGCGCCGTACCGCCGGGGGCTGGATGATGACGCACTCCACCTCGGTTGCGCCCTCAAACGCCCACGATGACTCAGGCGTCCGCATAGCGGCAGCAGCGTAGAACATGAGCTGCTCGTTCTCCTCGGCGGTCACCACCACACCGTCGCCGAACTTCCAGTCCAGCACGATGGCCCGGTTGCCTATGCGGCCAATCAGGTCGGTCGAGCCGAACACGCCCGGCAGCAGATCGCCAAAGCCGACCCGCTGTTCAGTGTTGAAGTTCATCTGCTCCAGCGGGTCCACCTCGTCGAGCAGCGCCAGCGCCGTCTTCAACTTCTCACAGTGGTCGTCGTCCAGCGTCACACCGTTAAAGGACTTGCCCAGCAGGCTGTAGGCGCTGGCGTCACCGTCGTTTACCAGTAGGTCAACAGCAGAGTGCAGGGCCGTCCCATCGGCCATGTACTTGTTCTCGACCTGTGGCGGCATCTGCGCCACCAGGGCCACACTGCCGGGGCAGTGCATGACCCGCTTGGCGGTCGAGCCGCCGACGATCTTACTGTGATTCATCTTCTTTTTCTTTCTTGCTGACGGTGATGTTCGAAGGAATGGATGAGTACTTGGCTTCCATTTCGTTGAAGCCGTAGCCTGGAACCAGCGTGTTGGCATGGAGCAGGATGATGCGCTCGATTTCGGCGCGGGTGAATTCGATCTTCATGGACTCTACTTTCGTTGTTACCCGAGATTGGGTGAGGCCATCATAGCACATAAAAATAAAGTTGTGCAAAACTTTTTTTCTGTGTTAAAGTCTGGCAATGGAAAAACACATTGAAGCATATCTGGTCAAGCGCGTCAAGGCGCTGGGCGGCATAGCCTACAAGTGGCGCGGCCACGGCGGCGCAGCCGACCGCATCGTGGTGCTGCCCGGCGGCGTGGTGTGGTTCGTGGAAGTCAAGACCCTCGGCGGTCGGCTGTCTGCGCTACAGAAAGTCTTTGCCGCCGACATGGCGCGGCTGAACCAACGGTACTGTGTGCTGTGGACGAAGGAGCAGGTGGATGAATTTACGACCCTACCAAGAACAGGCAGTTGACTTTCTGTTTGAGAACGACCGGGCCATGATCCTTGCCCCGGTCGGCGCAGGCAAGACCGCCATCGCCCTGTCGGCTATGGACGAACTTATTAGCAAATGTCTTGTGGGCCGGTTCCTAGTAGTGGCGCCGCTGCGGGTGGCTGTCAGCGTCTGGCCGACCGAGGCCAAGTTGTGGGCCGAGTACCGCGAAGTGTCGGTGGCGGTTGGAACGCCCAAGCAGCGGCTGGCTGCGATTGAAGGGGCAGACGCCCAGATCGTGGTGACCAACTACGACAACCTGCAATGGCTGGCCGACCATTGGAGCAGATGGTGGGGCTTTGACGCCGTCGTGTTCGACGAACTGACCCGGCTGAAGAACCCTAGCGGGGCCAGATTCAAGGCTTTCAACAAGGTCATCACCGAGGTGCGTACCCGTTGGGGGCTGACCGGCAGTTTCACCAGCAACGGCCTGGAGGACGTGTTCGGCCAGTGCAAGATCGTCGATCAGGCGCTGCTGGGCCGCAGCAAGGGCGCGTTTCAGCAGCAGTACTTCTACCTAGTCAGCAAAGAATACAACCAGTGGGCGCCGCGCCCCGGCGCACTGGAGCAGGTCATGGCGCGGATCAAGTCAGCCACGTTCGTGCTGGAGCCGGGCGAGTACAAGGACAAGCTGCCGCCGCTGCACACTGTGCCGGTGCGGTTCGACCTAGTCAACCGCCAGCCCTACGACCAGATGAAGAAGGACTTTGTGGCCCAGTTCCCTGACGCCCAGGCGGTGGCCGTCAACGCTGGCGTGGTCACGGCCAAGCTGCAGCAGATGGCGTCTGGGTTTGTATACGGCGACTCGACCGTCTGGTTCGACTCAACCAAGTTCGACGCCTTAGACGACCTGCTGGCCGAGAACCAACACGCCAACACCATCATCGCCTACACCTACCGGGAGGAGCTGGCCGAACTCAAGCGCCGCTACCCCCGCGCCGCGACGCTGGATGAACCAGACGCCATCGAACGCTGGAACGCTGGCAAGGTCGAGCTGCTGCTGGCCCACCCTAAGTCTGCTGGCCACGGCCTCAACCTGCAGCACGGCGGCAGCAAGATCATCTTCCTGTCCCTGCCCTGGTCGCTGGAGCTTTACGAGCAGACCATCGGGCGCCTGCACCGCAGCGGCCAGCGGCACGACGTGTGGTGCTACGTCATGGTGGCCAACAAAACGGTTGACGAAAAGATATGGGCGGCGCTCCATGACAAACGCGCCATTTCTGACATCGCACTGGAGGCGTTAAAGTGACCCGACTCACACAACTGAAGGCAAGACTGAGGGCAGCGCAGGCTGAACTCATCATCCGCACCCGGACGCACAACAGCGCGTCTCGGGTCTACAACAAGGTGGTGTCTCGCATCGCCGAACTGGAGAAAAGAATTGAAGAGCTGGAGAAAATTTCATCAGGAAGCTAATGAGTACAGCGAGGAGCAACTGCTGGCTATGTTGGAGGAGGAGAAGCTGGTGCACAAGCGTGTGAAGATGCTGGAGCGCATCCACCAACGCTACTGCACCCTACGCACCAGCCGGGAACGGTTGGAGCTGCTGAAGTTTGGGAGGCAACCATGAACTGGGTGGCGGCAGTGCTGGTGGCCCTGGTCATGTCAGCAGCTTACCTGCTGGATGGTCCATCTGAGCATGATGCGAGAGTGGACACAGCGGAAGAGAAGATTCAGCGGCTGTGCGGCGAGAACGCAGGCTGGAAACTGCTGGAGGATGGCTCAGTGCAGTGCTACACGCACCGTGGACTCAAGACAAGAAAGGTAACGCTATGAATGACAACGACGACTATGAACTCGCCAACTGGATGCACTTGATTGCCACCTGCATTCTGGCGCTTTTTGCCGTGACAGGCATTGCTGGCTTGGCTGGATTCTTGTGGGGGATGTTATGACCGAAGACGACGTCATGAAGCTGGCGCGGAAAGCTGGCCCACTTACGCAAGGGCCTTTTGATGAATGGTGTAAACGCTTTGCCAACCTCGCTGCCGCTGCCGAGCGCGAGGCTTGTGCGAAGGTGTGTGAAGCACAAGGTGAGTACGGCGATGAGCAATACGCCGCTGCTATCAGAGCAAGGAGCCAATCATGAAAAATTACAGTCTTGAATGGGATACGCCAAAAGCCGCCTTTGCCGATTTAGTGGGCAAAACTTTCGTTTCCATAAAACCCGGTGATGATGTGATTGAGATTGTCTGCGCTGACGGCGCTATCTACGTGATGCACCACGATCAGAATTGTTGTGAACACGTTCGTGTTGAGAGCATCGTAGGCGACTTGGCCGACCTCGTGGGTACGCCCATCCTGGTAGCCGAGGAAGTGTCTAACCAGACTCATGAAAGCTACGACCCCGATGACCATTATGGAGAAAGTTTTACTTGGACGTTTTACAAGCTAGCAACCCTTAAAGGCTGGGTTGATATCCGCTGGCTTGGTACGTCAAACGGGTACTACAGCGAGTCAGTTGATCTTAAGTGCGTTGTGCCGGGCACAGCCAAAGCAGAAGGAGAACTGAAATGAAACCAACATTCAAACTGCGGTTTGGCGAGCGCGTTGAAACTGTTTATGACGACCCAGCGGGTTTTTCTACTGGCCGCACTCTCCCGCAATGGTTAGAAAAAAGCAGTGCAGATCAATACACAGCATCAATTGCAGGTGACCCGCTTGGCGAATGGCGCGATGTGCCAATTGAAAAGGAGAACTGAAATGACACTTAAAAATACTGCATTTAAAAACACTAATACGGAGCAGCCAGTGCAGGAGCCGACAGACATTGCCGCGCTGGTCGAGGGCATGGAAGTGTCAATCGACGTTAGCACGGGCGAACACGATAGCGACTCCCGTCTTTTTGGCACGGTCACGCTGGCTCAAGAAAACCAAGGCAGCAAACACGGTTTAATTTTGTTAATTCAAGACGCAGAGCCGAACTTTCAGCCAGCACCGCCAGTGCAGGGGCCTGTAGCGTGTCGTTTTTGTCACTCTGAAAAAGGTTGTTGGGCGTGGCAGTGTTACCACTGCGGCGAGATTGACGATGTGCAAAAACCCGCACCCGCAGCACAGCGCAAGCCGCTGACATTAAATGCAATGACCGCTATTGAAGAAAAAGTTTATATGAAAACAACACACAAGGGCAAACCTTCATTTGAATACGCACAATCGCTTATTCGTGCCACCGAAGCCGCCCACGGCATCAAGGAGGGGACATGAGCGCAGTAACTTATCTTCAAAACCCCACAGGCGAAACCACCTTCCGGGTAGGTGATGAAGTTGAAAATGACAGCATTCGGTTTTTCATTGGATTGATAAACGACAGCCAAGAACTTTGTTTTGTTGACAAAGAAAAACCTTGGACTGTAAAAAATCAAGCAGACCCGATGGCAAAGTGTATGGCACAAGGTAATTTTGGTGTTACATCGCGTTTGTTGAAACACATCAAGGAGGGGACATGACTGACTTACGAAAAGCCGCTCAGCAGGCGCTGGAGGCGTTGGAGAGTGATAACCCCTACATCCGGCAGCTGGCAGCCAATGCCCTCCGCAACACGCTGGAACAGCCAGTGCAGGAGCCTGTTGGCGAAGTGGTAAAAATTAATAATGACGGATTCAAATGCGAATTTAATCAGCGTTTGGCAGTTGGCACAAAACTCTACACCGCACCACCCGCAGCACAGCCAGCGCAGGAGCCGGTGGCGTGGCGTTTCAAAGACCCAAAAGACGGGCATTGGCTCTACACCACCCATGTTGTGGATTTAAGTAAAAAATATTGGCGGCTTAAAAATGAGGTGTTTGAGCCACTCTACACCACCCCACCCCTGCCAGTGCAAGAGCCGCTGACGGAGTAAGAACAAATGACAATCACCGTTTTAAGTAAACGCATCCGAGATACCCTGGCCCTGGCGCCTGATGGCATGACAGCCAGTGAGCTGGCGATTGCTCTCAGCGTTCCTAATTCGCAAATCAGCCGCAGCTTGGCGCTGATGCCTGACACTTACATCGACCGCTGGATCAAAACCCGGACCAAGTACGCTGGTGTGCATTGCTTGGCGTTTGTGCCTGATGATTGTCCACACCCATGACACCAACATTCAACACCTGGGACCGGGCGACTCTGGACAAGTTCGCACTTGAGGCTTACCTGCGGCTCCAGCAGCAGCAGGACCAGCTTGAGCAACTGCGCGGCGACCTCAAGGACGCCATTGAGGCGTACCGCCTACGAAATCTGCGTGATTGACACATCGGTGGCAGTACCGCCCCGAATGACAGCCACCTTGTCACCAGAGGCGCAGGCCACATACTCCACGGCATTCGCTGGCAGCATCGGTGAGGTGGTCAGGCTGGCGGTAGGGCTGGCTCCTATGGCAAAGTGGCAGTGCGCTGCAGAGCCATTCGCCAGGCGCAGTATGGTGACGCCTGTTGCTACTGCCGTTGACTGTACGCTGGTGGCGCTCACCGTCATCACCTGGGTGGTGCCAAGCGCGCCAAAGGTGGTCAGTTGCCCGTTGTCGTCCCGAAATAGCTTGCTCATTGTGGTTCCTTCAAAAGTTATCGGTTAAGTCTTCCCAGCCTCAAAAGCTCCTCTTGCTCTGGCGAAAGAATATTTTGGTTGTTTACAAAAGTTGTGCCCATGAGAGCTTGTCTTAACTTTGGATTGACAACATCTTGGGCCATAAAATCAGACGCAGCGTAGTTAGGTAGCGCCCTGCTTTGGCCGAATTTAGACAGTAAATATTGTCTTGCTAATGCAGACGTAGCTTCTGGGGCTGCTGCCGCTGCTAAGCCCATCAACGGCCCTCCAGTAAGAAGGCCGAGTCCTCCGGCAGCAACGCCAGTTCCTGTGCGGCCAAGAACAGAACCGGCGCCTGGCGTCCCCATCGAACCAACTGGTTGGTTTACCTTTGGCGCGACGTTAGCAAACTCTCCTATGGTTTTCAATTCACCGCTAAGATATTTTCCAGACTGAATATCTCTTGCAAATTTTTTGGCGTCTATTGATCCGCTGCCTTCGCGGACAGCGTCTTCTATGCTGTGGCTAATCGCCATGCGCTGACGCGAGGCGCGAAATTGGTCAAGCATTGCTTGCGCGTTAGGGTTTCCAGCGGTGGCGAGACTTCTTTCTATTTGGTCTTCTAACGCTCTAGAAATTGCTTTTTGAGTTTTTGCCAATGCATTTTCGCCTACCCTAAAATTAACCGAGGCTTGCTCGCGCAATGCCTTAGATGCCTCAAGCGCGTCAGCAGAATCAAAAATAGGAACTTGATAATTTGTTATTTCTGTTTTAACTTTGTCTGGGGCAGCGTTTGGAAAAGATTTAGCTTGGCCGGTAAATTTGTTTGACAAGTTGGCTAACTCGGCCCGAAACGTAGCGTCAGTTTGTATTGGCCCAATTTGATTTACTGGGGCGTATCCTTTTGCAAACTCTTGAGCGCGAACTGCTTGCATCGCTTCAGAAGTAAGGGGTGTATTTTCTGGTACGCCAACGGCTTGCCGCGCAAGTCTATCGGCAGTGCTTTGATTGCGAGAAGACGCTAACTGTTCTAGCCTAGTTTTTCCGGCCAACCGTTCAAGCAAAACATTTTGACCTGACGGCGTAATGCTTCCGGGGGTGGCTACAAAACCAGCTTGTTGAGCAGAACGAATCGTAGCGTCGCGCACAGCATTGGCTTGCTGCTGGGCCTGCAGCGCAAGCTGACGTTGCTGCGCGGCGGCTGTCATTGCACCTGGCGTGGCCATTGCAGTCGCCAAACCAAGCATAGGGCTGTCTGTAGCCTCGGACACTGTTTGCCCGGCAGTACCACCCAAAAGGTTTTTAAACGCAGTTGAGCCTAGCTCTGATAACGATCTAGCAGGGTTAAGAACCGCGCCGGTAGCAGACTGCAGACCGACATCAAGCACTCGCTGCTCTGGCGTCATATTTGGCGTTTCGCGAATAAGGCCCATGCGCGTCAAAGCATTGGTTGCAAAATTTGGCGGGGGTGTAATTTCTGGGGCAAACCGGCTACCAAGAAATTTTGCCCCGCCAAGTTCAGTACCTGCAACGCCGTATCCCATTTTTGCTAGGTTGATGATGTTTTGCGGCGCGTTCAAAAACATATCCGCTGTCCCAGCAAGAGCTTTGTAGGGCGCGCTGGTTGCTACGTCTAGCGTAGACGCTGACCTCGCAGTTTTGGTTTTTGGTATGAGGTCTTCATACCCAGAAACAGGAATTAGGTCTTCATATCCGGTAGTCATTTACAACTCCTGACCCGTGTTTTGTTTGAAGCGTTGACGAACCGCAGCAGCAGGCGCCCCTTTGGCAATTGCTGCATTTGCGTCTCGGCGTTGTTGGCTAATGTCTGCTGCTGGTGCAGCAGGAGCTTGACTTGCTGCTGCAGGGGGTGCCATGCCGCTGCCCGTAACGTAGGCTTTTTCAATGTCATCAATAATTCGCAGCGCAGCTTGAATTGAGTGCCCAGGATCAGAAATAGACCTCAACATGGTTTGCAACTCGACATTTGAGTTAAGTTGCTGAGCAGACATTCCGGTGGCGTTTTTAATAGAGTTGACTAACCGGCTACGGGCGCTATTGATAACGTCGCGCTCAACTTGGGCTTCGGTTCCGAGGAGTTGCCCTGCTCTTTGGCCTATCCCACTGGCAGAGATGCCAGATGTTATGTTTGACAAAGCGCTGCGCTGCGTACTTGGTATAGACTTCATTGTGTCAAGAGCCAAAAATGACGCTCTTAAATTTGAAAGGTCATCCGCAAGTTGTGATTTACCAGCCTCTGTTTTAACTTGCCTTGTGGCCGCTCCAGGCTCTTTGCCAGAAACGCCTAAGACGCCGGGCGACCCAACACCCCCACCGCTATACCGCCTAGCATCAATCGAAAGCATTTGATTTGGGTTTGTAGGGTCAACAATTGTTGTGAGCGTAGGCGCCTTATCCGCTGCTGGCGCTGCTCCAGCCCTTCTCAAAGCCGCAAGGGTTTGCATATTAAACGGCTGTCCCATTCTCTGCAGCTGCTTTTCTTCAGGTGTTAAAGCCTCTTGTTTAGGTCCATACCCAACAACTGGTGTATATACACCGCCTCTTTGAGGTGTCACCAGCATAGGTTTACCGTCAGGACCAGTAACCTCAATTGGCGCAGCAGCCGCTTCTGGCTTTGCGCCATATCCAGCCAGTGGACGTACAGCGCCACTCTTCATTTGCTGAAGCATTATTGGTTTGCCTTCTGCATCAGTTCCCTCAAATGGCGCACCCTGCACCTCATCCCTAGGGTTTACTTCTCTGGCTTGCCTGTAAAAGTCAAAGCCTCTGGTAAAGTCTCCAGCTTGAATTGCTGCCCGTCCAGCCTGCATCAGTTGGTTGGCTGTTGTCTGTGGTGATTCCATCTCACCAGTTGCTGATGCCCCCATGATTCCAGCAAGTCGGGCATTTAAGTCTTTGGCCCTTTTCGCCTCGTCCAGCTTCTGCTTCAACGACATCTGGGTCAATGCACCCGTCTGCGCCTTCTCGTACCCGGCTTGGCCTGCCTCAAACGCTCCACCTAGTGCCTCACCAATGCCAATACGCCGGGTGCTTTCACCACCAGCCTTGAGCAAGGCTGCTGACGCTGCCAGCATGGCATTGCGCTGCATTGCAGCCCTCTGCTCTGGCGTCAGGTACTCGTCCAGGTAGTTTCCACCGCCGCCAAAGACGTTGCCCAGCAGCCCTTCAAGATTAAATTCAGCCATGTTTATCTCCTAGCTCAAAAGGCCAAGCAATGCACCAATGCCAGCACCAGCAGGACCGCCAATTGCACCTATGCCAGAGCCAAGTTGGAAACCGTATCCAGCACCACCCAGTGCGCTGGACAATGGGTTCTTGTAGGTTGGTTGTGAGGTGCTGCCGCCAAGGTTTGGCAGTGATGCTGACAATCCAGATTGAGCAATGCCCAGCTTCTCAACACCAATCCCGCGCAGTGCATCCAGCTGCTGCTGAGTGAATTGCTGCTGTGCTTGCCCTGCGCCCATTACGGCCTGTGCGCCTGTGAGGCCCAGGTTCTGCTGCTGCTGCCCAAAGGCACCTAGCTGCCCTGCTGCAGCCAGTCGCTGAGCATTGGCGGCAGCGTAGGCTTGCTGGTTGGCAAGGTCAGACTGTTGGGCCAGGCTTGCGTTGTAGCGTTGCATTTCATTCTGCGCTGCAGCGTTCTGCATCATTGCCTGGTTGATGGCACCAGCGCCGAACTGCGCTGCACCAGCACCCTGCTGTGACGATTGCAAAGCAGCCTGCTGGGTACGGTTCAAGTCCTGCTGCATCAGGTTGGCAGAGGTATCAAAGCCCTGCTGTCGGAGCTGGGCTGACATCTGCGCTACTTTGTCGGCATAGGCTTGGTTGGTGGCTGCTTCTGCTACTCCTTGTCGCGTACCGCCAAATGCCTTGGCCCTAGTTGCAGCCTCACCCATTTGCTGCACAGCCGCTTGTCTTGCGGATTCAATGTCGCCCAGCACTCCAGTGGATTTCCCGGTTGTAGCGTCATACCCGCCAATGACATTGCTGATGTACGGGTTCATGTAGTTGCTGATGTTTGACATCTGCGCTTGAGCAGCAGTGGCAGCGGTGGGCGTGTAACCAACAGCACCAATCTGGTTAGACATCCCAGCATTGACGCCGCCTGTGTAGTAGGGCTGGAACTGCGCTGCCTGGTTGGCGTACTCGGCTGCAATGTTGGTGGTGTCAATGCCACGCCCAGCCAGGCCAGTGTTCACCAGCTGCTGCTCACCAGCGCGGTAGATGGGATTGAAATCGGCAAACTCCCTGACGGGTAATGCCGAGGCCACACCCTGCGCCTGCTGCAAGTTCTGCAGGTAGGCTTGCTTGATCTGCGGGTCAATTGATGTTGTGCTGGTTTGGCTGCTGCCGCTTTTGCTCATGGTGTTACTCCAACAGTGATTTCAAACGCTTGGCGGGAATCTTGCCTGCGTTAATTTGTTCAAAAATGTTCGCGCCGTATTTTTGCACTGCCTTCTTTCGGATGACGTACTCGCCGTTGTCCAGGGCAGCGTAGCCATCGTCAGGACCAGGTGGGTTGTTCATCTGGGGTTTCATGTTGACCTTGCCGCCTTTGGCAAACGCTTGACTGCCACCGCCAAAACCAGCACCACCTGGGCCACCATAATCACCACCTCCACCGCCGCCTTGCCCATCACCAGAGCCACCAAACCCAGCAATCGTTGCTGCATTTGCTGCTGCCCGTCCTGGTGCTAATGCTGCCTCTGCCGCCAATGCAGCTATAGCGTCTTTATTTCCAAGGGCAGCTAAATCCGCTATGGAGTAACTTCCACCTTTATATGCAGCGCCAACTGGTATACCCGAGGCAAGGAAACCGCCAAGGGTATTAAAACCAGCACGTTGCGCTTCTCCAGCTAAGTTGCCAAGCACTCCGTAACCTGTTTGACCGTCATTAAAGTTATCAGTACCCGGCCCACGCGCATCACCAGCGTTGCTACCACCGCTACCATCACTACCAGCAGCCAGTAGCCCCGTCAGTGGCGCTGTTGTTGCTGCCGGGTTGTAGACTGCTGGGTTAAAGCCACCAAGGTTGGTGTTGGCAGTTGTCTGTCCTGCTTGGGCGGCATAGGATGGTGACAGTGTGCGCTGCGGTGTCAGCGCCATCAGGGACTGATACGGGTTAGCCGACTGCGTTGCAGCCTGGATGTCCGACAGCCGTGGAGCATTCTGCTGCACGTTGGATGGCGTGTAGAGGTTCGTGAAAGGCGTACCTGTGATGGCAGTTTGAGCAAACGATGCTGGTGCAAGCTGGGTGCCTGTGACTTGCCTTGGCCCTGTTGGCCTGATGATGGGCTGGACAGTGCCAGCGGTAGTGCCTGCTGTAGTGCCAGCGTTCCTAGCAGCATTGGCGTTGATTTCTTGTGTTGACATTCCGCGAAAGATGCCTAGTTCAGATGCGTCAACGTCAGCACCAAAACGGTCAGAGAAGTATTTCAGCCCAGAGGCGTCAGGCTCACGGCCCAGCACTGACAGGTACATCTGCCGAATAGCATTATTGGTTGTGGGCACTGCCGCCCGTTCTGGTTGAGCCGCTACGCTAAAGTTAGACAGTTCACCAGCATCGACGCTGTCACCAAACTGGGTTTTCCAATAGGCAATTTCAGATGCAGATGGCGTCCTGCCTAATACTTGCTGATACGCCTGTTCAATGGTCATTCCAGTTGCAGCAGTAGTGTTAGTTGTAGCAGTAGTTCCTGTTCTAGCAGTTGTTGCTGCCTGCTGTTGTGCTGCTGCAAATTCGTCAGCTACCCTCTGTCTTGTCGCTGCCGCCAAAGCTGCGTTTGAACTCATCAAATCAGCTTCTTGCTGTGCAAACCTTTCAGCGCCTCCATCACCAATAAATTGTTGGTTGGCTATGGTGGATGCGCTTGCTGGCAGAGCATTGCTCTGTTCATAGCTTTGAATAAATGTTGGGGTTGCGTCAAAACTAGCGGCTTGAGCAGCAGCTTTAACTGCAGCATAGCCACCAAATTGGGCTAATTCAGCGTTTGATACGCCCGTAGTGCTTGCCCGATACATTAGGTCTAATGCTTGTTGTGCTGTTGGTGTTGCCATTTATAGCTCCTTACTCATGATCCACCATTGTGGCGTGTAACCCGTCTTCGCTAGGAATGTACGCTGCCAGCCCTTGCGCCCAGCGAGTGTGACGCGAGTGCATCCAAGTCCCTTGCCCCAGGACTCAATCATCGGCGTCATCAGTTCTAGTTCGTCCATCTCGCCTGCCGCTAAAAAGTAGTTGAGGCATTTCTGTTGTGGGTGGAGAACGATCTCCGTCACAATCACCGAACTCTTTCCAGGCCAGAGTTGCATCCTGGCTTGCTGGACCAACTCAGCAACATCATCAAATGTGTGAGTGTTCAACGAATATTTTAAGGCTTTTTCAATCTCTGGCCTTAGTCTATCAATATCTGTCATAGCGCAGTTGTTGACAATGCCCCTGCGTTGCTGACCACCACACTGTATCTACTCCCATTCGGTGATGTCAAGATCAGCTTGCTTGAGGCAATCTCAACGTCAGCATTGATCTTGCGGTTTTGCCTGTCGGCGCTCTCAATCAGGAAGTTACGCTGGGCCTCTGCCACTGGCGTGTAGGTTTGCGGTGGGGTTGGAACCTTCATTACCGTTTCCCGGCTGGCACCGCATCCAGGCGCATCACCCCCACCCGCCAATCGGTCAGGCTGTCTGCTGTCACCTTCATCTTGACCTGGCGCCCACTGAACCTGGCGTCAGTCGGGTTGGCACTGGTGAAGGGTCCAAAGCTAGTCTCTGTCCCTGTCGGGTACAGGCGGCTGCTGAAGCTGATGCTTACATCACCCAGGTTGCTCTCGTCAGGTATCACCTGCCGAACCTGCATAATCTGCTCACCATTGCCAATCTCCACTGGGCCTGACTCAGCGAAGATAGTCTGCGAGTCGTAGGCAAATCCAACCTCATGCTCGTAAATAAACCCGTCAGAGCTGACCATCAGGGGCGAGTTGAAGACGCCCTTGTCAACACCAGCCAGCCTGGACAATGTGCCCAGACTCCAGTGGTTTTCTCGGTAGTTGTAGATGCAGTAGGAGTCATTCTCGGTGGATGCTGCACTGGTGTAGAACCACCAGATTTCACCGAACTTGCTGTTGTGAACAGCGTAGACTTTGCTGGCCTGCTCAAAGTTCATGTTGCTGAACACAAAGTCGCCAATGTCGCTTGGCAGTGGCTTGACGTAACCATCGTAAATCCAGAATCCAGAGCGTGACATCCAGATGGCAGCAGTGTCGATTGCCGCAACAGCCTGGGGTCCAATCAAGCCGCAGCCAGAGCCAGCCTTCTCGAATGAGAAGACAAACGGCTGACCGATGTAGCTTGACGTGTGGACATCAACGTCAGTGAATATCAAGTTGACGCCACGCACTCGCTTGCCAGCCACGATGGAGCCGACAGTCGTCAACTCAAAGCTGCCTGCCTGATTGTTGCTGGCTGGCGTCCAGGTGGTGTTGTTCTCCTGGTCGCTCCATGCCACCAGGCGAGGGTTGCCACTGGCGCCAAGAGCAAAGACAAAACGCTCAGAGGTGGTCATGACCGCCGCGCAGCCCGTGGGTGCATTGACCAGTGCAACAGCCTTGGTGGGTGTCGTGAATCCAAGCTGCCATTCCAACAGTTGCCCATCGCTGATGCAGCAGCCCACCCAATATTCTCCCCAGGTGTCCATTGACCAGGTGGCTGCTGGTGTGATGGCGCCAGTGTCTGGTCGTGCAACACCATAGGCAAACTTGCCATAGTTGTTGTAGCCGTAGCCCGTCAGCAGAGTGGCATTGGCATTGCCAGTGGTGAAGGTTGTTGGCGTGATGTCCTTGAGGGTTCCCGTCTGGTCCATTACGTACAGCTTGGTATTGGTGCCAGCCACAATCCATCGTTTGGCGTCATCATCTCGCCAATTGATGATGCCTCGGCAGGTGCCTGTCATCTGGCTAGATGACCGCTTGCGCCAGCCTCCAACTGGTCTGAGCGTACCCTCAAACCAGCGCACCAAGTTGGCGTTGAACCACCGTCCCATGCTCTGGTACTCGGTGCCGTTGCGGTACACGCCTGCTGGTATCTTGAGTGGCATCAACATAGTGTTCTTTCAGACAAAGAGGCGGGTGCCTAGTTTGTCAATGATAAGCCTTTGGCCTCTTGGCCTGTCAGCAATGCTGATGTGCGTCCAGGCGTCAAATTCTCTGATGATCTGGTCAAACGGCAAGTTGGCTGCAATGATTGCCCTCACCACAGCGTCAGGAACCATCCCAGGCACTCTGAAATCACAAGCTAGTCCTTGCCTATGCTGAGAGGTGTCTCGACTGCCCACTGCGTCATTTACGGCCTTGGAGCGAAAGGCACTGGAAATCATCACAGGCTTGCCGCCAAGTGCTGTCTTGACTGTCTCCAGAAACTCAGCCAACCGCTGAAGGTTCGCCAACTCCTGTGCATCTGGCGTGTTGTCCAGCTTTCGGTGATCAGTGTGCGTCAACTCATCAAGGGAAAAGTGCGGTGTCATTTGTTCCTCGCTGAGATAGCCTTGGCCTTGGCCTTGGCGTCTGCCTTTGAGCTGGCACCCCAGGCGTTGAGACTCAGCAGCAGCCGGGTGGGTTTACCGTCCTTGTACTCTGGCCCATCGTTGCCGCCCATCCTTGCCAGGAAACTGGCGCGTCGAGGGTTGTCACCAGACTTGACGGGTGGCTTGATGTTTTGCCCAACCGCCTTGAGACTCGCCCGTCCAGCAGCATTTAACCCGCCTTTGGGGTTTTGGCCTTCCTTGCGCTGCCAAGCTGGAGTTTTCATTTCTTCTTTGCGGTCTTAGCGGCTTGCTTAAAGTCTTTGGCGGTAGGCGCTGCTTTGCTGCCGACCTTGTTCATCTTTTCCTTGGAGCCAGCGGCGATACGTGCTTGCTTGGCGTTGATGTTGGCATAAAGTCCAGGTTTCATAGTTATTTCCTTGAGAGTAAATCTGT